TGTATCCTCCGCACTCCCAGATGAGGAAACATTCCAGTATGTGAGTCAGATATCCCCAGGTGTTGCTAAGTTTGAGAAGGATATTATGCCTGGGATATACTCTACTGGTCAAGCGGTAGACAAATATAACGATGACTCATCACATGTATACGGTGCATTCGGTAAAAAGAATTGTATAACAACTGGTCAACCTAAATTATACAATATATCAAGGTGGTTTGACATGCCTTGCGCATACTTAGATGTGGGACAAGAGGAAAACTTAACTAACAACCTACCCAACATCACTAAAGTGAGGAGAGGTGGTAGTAGGACTGCCAGTGATAATGAAAAAGCGTATGGATATCTACCATATAAGTATTGCGCATCGGAAGAGGAGTCTGCATCATATAGAGTATCATTAGAAATTAAGGGTAAGACCATTGGTGCGCAGGGTGAAGCGTTTATGAATTTCTTTAAGAAGCAAACTAAACCTGTGCTTGCGCCAAGACGTGTAGTCCCAAAGAGTAACGCAAGCGGAAATGCGAAAGTATGGAATTGTAATGATGGCACAGTAGATGGACGTTGCTACCGTGACCCTAGTAACTCTGCAAATATTATATTCATCCCTATAGGTGGAGATGAGAATACATATGATTACAATACTGGTGTTGGTTTAAATGAGGTGCAGCAGTTACAACTATGGATGGGTAGTAATGTGTCAGGCACAACTTCCACTAATTACAATTATGGTGGTGGAAATTCTATATCATACAACGCAATGAATGTAAACTGCGGCTCATACCCAGGTGCAGAGTGTTGGGATACGTATACTCGCGGAAGCGGTAACACTACAGGACCTCTAGATGTGTATTGTGGATATGATGGAAGCGGAAATAAACTTGCAGGACAAAGATGGTGGGAGATAACTGCGTTTGGTCGCACTAATCCTTGGTGCACAGGTTGCACAGGTGGTGGTGGGACTGGTGTTGGACTAACATTTGTGAATGATGCGTCGATTGCAATCAACCCTCAGCGTGTGGATGAAAACAATAATATGCGTTTAGGACCATATGATGGTAGGATGACTGTAAGAAACTATTTGACTGGTAGTACTGTTGCACTAGGAAGGGCAATGAATAATACAGGTAATCCATTCTTTGATGAGTGTAGTCAAGAAGTGCCTACAGGACGACCATATAATGCAGGAAACGAAATTAACGGAGAATTCACTTAATAATGGCATTTGGATTTCTAAAACCTGTCACATCATTAAATGGATTACCTTGCACTGGTCATGGTCTCTGTTTACCCTCGACTGTACACTCAGTACAGTCTTGCGGTAGTCCACCAATACCTTATACTATAGTAATTAAGAATAAGACTTGTTGGTGGCCACCTACACCACTGATACCTACTTTCCCTATTACGCCAGATCGCGCAATGGTGCAAGTAAACAGAATCCCTGTTATGGTATTTGGTGATACATTCACCTTGCACATTGCCACATGTACGAATATAATAATCTATATGTGTCCGTGTGGCAAATCAGTGTGTCCAATTCCAACTCCTATCCCCTGTAGTAACCTAACTATAGAAGATAATGGTGGAGTTGGTCACATTAGAGTCTGTAATGCAACAACGCTTACAGTCTTTGCACATAAACGTCCACTGGCACGTATCCTAGACCCTCTAGGAGTCGGAGTACCTGGATTTTCTTATCCTTGTTACTCTATGATTGCATTTGGACACCCAACTGTGTTAGCATCTTAGTAAATTAACCTTAAATTATGGCAACTAAAACTGGAATGATGGGTACATCTTATAATACTGATGTAAGACCCAAGAAAACTCGTCAAGGACGAGGTCAACATACCAAATATTCGGCAACAAGTAGGAATAGCGCGAAAAAAAGATATAGAGGTCAAGGAAAATAGTCGGAAAACCCTATAAATAGATTATAGCGATAGTAACCGCCTGTAAAAGTTCTTGTTCACACCCAGGAATGACATGGTGATTAGAGTAGACAGAGCAGAATGGTTTATCGCAGAGGGTAAAACGTTAATAACCGACTACCCAAGTGATAAATATTCCAAAAAAGGATGTAAATGCCGAGTTACAAATTCAGAGCAGAAAAATACGTCAGTAGAGGGTTCAAGGACTTAGCAATTTCGTTAAATGCTAACCCTTCTACTAAAGATTTTGGTGCTGTGAAGAATGAGAGAGCAATTTCTCAATCTGTAAGGAATCTTTTACTGACTATGTTTGGCGAAAGACCATTTCAACCTGAGATTGGGTCTAGAGTCAGAAAACTTTTATTTGAGCAATGGGATGTCTTTGCTGCTGATGCTATTCGTACAGAGATATTCAATACAATGGAAAGACTTGAGCCTCGTATTGAAGTGACAGAGGTTAAAGTTGATGATTCACCAGATAATAATGCTGTTGATATATCCATGGATTATATTATTGTTGGACAAGAATTAGTCCAAAACGTAGAATTCCTATTAGAGAAGACGTAACATGCCCGCTATACCGTCACAATTAACTTCTCTAGATTTCTTTGAGATAAAAGAATCAATCAGGTCTTACCTAAGAACTAGGAAAGAATTTACTGATTATGATTTTGAAGGTAGTGCTGCCTCATATCTTATTGACATTCTAGCTTACAATACTTACTACACTGCTTTCAATGCTAACATGGCATTGAATGAAGCATTCTTAGAATCTGCAACTGTAAGAGATAATATTGTAAGAATTGCTAAACAATTAAATTACACTCCTCGCTCAATTAAAGCACCGAAGGCATGTGTCCATATTAAAGTGCAAACTACTACAGCATTAAATGGCACTACATTCCCTGAGTTTTGCATATTAAGTAAAGGAGATGTATTTGTCGCTGATAACGCATTAGACACATTTACGTTTACTTTGACTAGAGATATTCAAGTCCCAGTAAATACAGGCACAGGTATTGCAGACTTTTCTAACGTTGTCATATATCAAGGGAATTTATTAACATATAATTATACAGTTGACTACACTAAGAATCAGGAATTTGTAATTCCTGCAGAAAGTGTTGATACTGAATTGTTAACTGTAGATATTTCACCAAATGCTCAGTCTAGTGAAACTGATACTTACAATCTAGCAGGAAACGTAACAGGACTTGATGAAAACTCTCGTGTTTACTATCTTGAAGAGACTGATGACCAAAGATATAAAGTTATCTTCGGTGATGGTATAATCGGACGTCGTTTAATTGATGGTGAATACATCACTATGAGTTATGTCACCACTTTTGGTGTAGAAGCAAACGGTGCTGACAACTTTGCATTCATAGGACAGATAAAAGACTCTGATGGTCGTGTGATACCTCCACAGAATATCACCACAATGACAATGGAGAAGGGTCAGCAAGGTGAAGACCAAGAATCATCATTAAGTATTAAGTTTAGAGCACCTAGAGCATATGCAACTCAAAACCGTGCTGTAACAGAATCTGACTATGAGCACATTGTCACTGAAATATACCCACAGGCAGCGTCTGTAACCGCCTACGGTGGCGAGAAACTATCTCCACCTGTATATGGTAAGGTATACGTTGCAATTAGACCAAAAACAGGAAATAAACTGAATGAGTCTACAAAAGCAAAAATTGAAAAAGATTTAAGGAAGTATGCAGTTGCATCTATCCAACCTGAGGTCATTGACCCATCTAGTTTCTATATTATTCCAAAAGTTTACGTTTATTACAACGCAAATGGTACTGCACTTACTGGAAGTCAGTTAGGTACTAAAATTTTACAGTCAATCGACGAATATAACAGAAGCGGACAGACTGACAGATTTAATAATCGAGTTGAGGGGTCAAAATTCGGTGCAATGGTCGATAATAGTGATACATCAATTTCTGGTAACGTTACACAACTTACATTAGGTCAGAATATTGATAAATTCACATTTGGTAACGTATTTACACAATGTTTAAATTTTGGTAACCCACTTTATGACCCAAGTAGCTTTGCAGGAGACCCAGAAGGCAATGGAAGCAATTTAGGTGAAAAATGTAAACCTAATTTCTCTGTTGTTAAGTCTGGCACATTCTATGCAACTGATTATACTGAAGAATTGGTCAATTTGACTACTGGGACAACTACTTCTGCTTCTACAACAAGCACAGTCTTCTCTACCGACGAAACAACACAAGTTTTAGTGCCTGTAAACATCAGAGATGATGGAATGGGCAATCTTATGTTGGTTACTACTAGAGATGAGACTGAAGTTGTCTTAAATGCTGCTGTAGGCACTGTAAACTATGGAAGTGGAGAAGTTTGTGTAGGTCCTATTGCTATTCAGCAAACACCTGACGGTACAGAGCAACTTCCAATCTCTGTTATGCCAATATCTCCAACTATTGAGATTCCCCCAGGTGTAGACCCAACTTTCTTTAACCCAATAGTCAATCCTATAGATTATAACACTCAGAGTTTGCCGATTGCGTCTTTTGACCCTAACAATTTCTCTGGTTATAACTTAGGTGACACAAGTGGTCTAAATATCATTGACTACCCCTCCGATACCTTTACGTATCCCGTAGATACCTCTTGTTTCTAGGTAATAATGCAGACTAAGAATATCAACGTATCAGATAGAGTTGAAAATCAACTTCCTGAGTTTATTAGGCAGGAAGATAGACAACTTGTTAATTTTCTCTTTGAGTATTACAAATCTCAAGAGAAAACAGGACGTCCTTATGACATTCTGAATAATCTGTTAAATTATCTTAACCTTGATAACTACAACTCTAAAACGTTGTCAAGTTCTACATTATTGCTTAGTGAAATTAGCACTATTGATACAAAGATAGAAATAGAGAGTATTGATGGATTTGTCGAGAAAAATGGCTCGATAATGATTGATAATGAGGTTATCTACTACGAGTCTGTGACTCGAGGACCTGATGCCATCATTACCCCAGGTGTATCGTATTCACAATTTAATAAAAAGAAACAACAACTAGAAAATCCATTTCTTCAGTTTGATGGTGTAACAAGAGAGTTTCCTTTATCATTTTTAGGCACTCCTGTAGCACCTCCTAGTGCACAACACCTAATAGTCATAACATACAACGATATGTTGACTCCTGATGTTGATTATACAATCAATGGTAGTAATTTAGTATTTACAGTAGCACCTAGAGCAAGAAGTGGTGCAGATGACTCAGAATTTACTCAAGTTACATATTTGGTCGGTTATGCAGACCAACCTATCATAACATTAGACAATGTTAGTTATACAGAGTGGCAAGGCACAAAAAATTACCCATTACGTGTAAGTGATGTTGCATATAGTCCAACATCTGATATTGGACTCGTAATTCAGAAAAATGGTAGATTGCAAGAACCATATATTGATTATACTGTTTTTGAGACTACCGTAATCTTCAAAAATCCGATTGGAGCAGCAGACCAGATTGATATTAGGTCTGTTGAGTATATTGCTCCTGTTTTTGGTAGTGGTGCTTCTGCTGTTGTTGCTGTTAACGCTGCAGGGCAAGTTTCCAGAATTATTCCTAAAACAGGTGGTGAGAAGTATCGTTTAGACTTCAATCCTAGAGTAATCATTACTTCTGCTGATGGTAGTGGTGCTACTGTTAGGTCTTTGATTGGTGGTATCAAAAATATTAACTTAATTGATGGTGGACAAGGATATAACTCTTATAACCCACCTATACCTGTTGTAGCAACCCCTACTGACTCTAATGGCACTCCTGCAATAGTTTCATTGACTGTAGATGATACAACTGGTCAAGTTGATACTATTACTATAGACGATAGTGGTAGTGGATATGGATTCATCCCATCTATCACATTTAAGAATCCATCAGGTGCTACAATCAGTCCTTGTACAGTTGATAGTGAAGGTAGAGTAAATGTAGACAGTATTTCTGTATTAACAATGGGTAGTGGTTATTCTAACCCTCCAACTGTTTATATTGACCCTGCCCCTGCTGATGGTATCAATGCACAAGCACAGGCAAGAATAAACCAAGATGGTCAAGTATATGAGATACAAATAACCAATAGAGGTAGAGGATATGTAACTGCACCTAGAGTTGCTATCATAGACCCTGTTGGTGCTCAAGTCCTCGATGTTACTGTTGCATCTGGGTCAGTTACCAACATTGAGATGTTGACAGGTGGTAGTGGTTACAATGATGCTCCATCTGTGTATATTGTTGACGATAGAAAGGATGGATTTGGCGAACCTATCGGTGGTATTGGTGCAACTGCTGCAGCAACTATATTCAACGGTGAAATTACTGATATTAATATTACAAACTTTGGTAGTGGATATTCTACTGAGTTTCCTCCTAAAATCTTTATCGCTGAGCCAAAAGCAGCAAGAGCATCTTTAGATGTTGGATTTGACGAAGTTACTGGATATGACGTAATAGAG